CTACCTCACCACCTGCATCGAAAGACGGCATCAGCTCAATCTCCTGCGCTTCAATAGCAAGGCGGCATTGCGCCTGCACCAGTTGCCGGGGAATAGTTGAATCAGGCAATGACACACCATCAGCTGTCACACCTCGCCGGGGCCATGCCTGCGGCTGGGCAGGATCTACTCGGCAACCTCGCCAGTCGATCACCGCAAGATAGTCCATAGCCTGCACCAGCAGGTTTTCACATTCAGCAGCATCTGCCGGGGCCTCATACCCGCGTGCGGTGGCAAACGCCTGCAGATCTGAAACGCTGGCGTAGCTGTCAAACTCCGGAGATGCCGGGTCAGTAGTAAGCATGGTTACTCCTTCACGATCCAACCTGCTGCTTTCCAGTTCTCGACCTCATCAGGATGCACCTCGGCTTCATCCGGCGCGCCCGGGAATGCCGGGAAATCCGTACGCATAACAACAAGAGCCAGTTCAGGCTCCTGCTCCTGCTCCTGCTCCTGCTCCTGCTCCTGCTCCTGCTCCTGCTCCTGCTCCTGCTCCTGCTCCTGCTCCTGCTCCTGCTCAGGACTGTTCTGCCCACCGCCTGCGGATGCAAGTCGTTCCGCCTCACGTTGCGCGCGCTGCTCTTTAGTTAATCCAGCCATGATGACCTCCAGTAAAAAGGGGCCGAAGCCCCGGTGTGATTAACCCAGCAGCAGCACAGCGTGGGCAGGTTTAACAGACGCCACGCCCCACGCCAGACCCACTTCGTAACGCACCTGGCGGTACTGACGGTACAGCGCCACCTGGAAGGTGAGGCCTGAAACCGGATCGGTAACGTTCATAACGTCGTCCGCAGAGTCCCCGCCTTCCGGCATGGCCGGAGTACGCGCCGCCAGCAGGAAAGCGTTACGGTCAAACGCCATGTTCGCCGTGAATGCGCCGCCGACGGTGACCGCGGTATTATCCGCCAGGCTCTGGCGCAGACCCGGTGCCGCCAGGGTGATCGTGGTGGTAGTCGCTGCGGCCACAACGTATTTGTTGTCGTCACCCGCAAACGTCACCACGCTGCCCTGAGCAATACCACCCGTGCCGGTATCAATCGCGATGATGATGTCACCGGCCTGTTTGGCACCGTTCACCAGATAACCTGCGCCTGCGCCACCAGCGACGCGCTTAACGCCAGCAGAGTTATGCAGGTTGAAGCCTTCCAGTCGGCCAATAATGCCCTCGCGTAGCAGCGCATCAGTACCGGCTTCGTTTGCCTTAAACAGTACCGTTTGCTTACCGCGCAGATTGGCGGTTGCAGAAGAGCCCAGCACCATCTGCAGGTCAGTTGTCGGCGCGCCGTTATCCTCCAGCACCTGACGTGCCAGCGCAGCATCGGACAGGTCTTCTTTGATACCAAAAGGTGTGGTACCAGCTGTGCCGACGGCGCGGGATGATGCGTAGTACAGTGCCCCCAGATCCGAATCAACTTCGTTCGTCAGCGCGCGAAACGCCTGCTTGAACTGGTCGGCCAGAATGGTGTTGTAGGTACCGGACGGACCGATAGCCAGTTGCTCTTCGCCGTTCCATTTCACCGGAGCCATCTTCGACTTGGTGATAGTGACGTTAACGTTGCCGATGTTCTGGTCACCGTCGTTTGGTGCTGTAGGACCCGGAGTGATATCAACAGTCGTTGCGATCGGTGCCACCGGCGCGGTAACCGTCTGGCCTTTCGCCGCCGCATCAGCCTTGGCGTTACGCGCGACGGCGGGAATGAAGCCCACCTGTTCGCGGGAAACCACATCCAGAGCGGTGTAGATAGTCGGGATCAACCCAGTAAGGGTGTTGGACATTTCGTTATTCCTTGAAGGGAGTTAGTTAGGGGTGATAGTGAGCTATCCAGCTCTGGCGCCACGCACCATCCGGAACGAGGCAAAGGGGTTAATCGACGATAGTGATACCGTCTTTGAGCGCGCCCTGTTTGCCGGTCTGATCCAGCGCGTCAAACGCTGCACGCTTCATGGTTTTCTGCCCGGCCTGGTGCTGGGATTGATGAGAGCCACCACCGCTGTTGCCGGACGCCTTCAGGATGTGATCCTTCTGGGGATACTGCTCAACGAGGAACTCGAGCGCTTCATCGAACTCGGCCAGCTCGCCGGGTTTGGCACGGGAGTAGACCTTGTTACCCTGACCGTCATAAGCGACAACCTTGCCATCTTCGATTTTGAACGCCTGCCCGAAGCGCGCCTGCACGAAATCGGACGGGATCGCCATCTTGTCGGTGATGAACTTCGACCCTGCAAAGCGGCCGCCAATCATCTCGCCATAGAGCTGCTGCTCCAGTTGCTGGTTTTTACCAGTGACCTCGTCCAGCTGCGCCTGGAATGACTTGGTGATCTCGGCTTTAACCTGGTCAACCGCGCCCGCGTCGATCAGCTTCTTCTGGTCGATTTTGGTCATCATATCCAGCGCCTCGAGGGCTTTTGCCGGGTCGCTGATGTTGGCGAACGCCGCAAGCTTAGTCTCAGCCGCTTCTTTGGCTTCACGGTGTGACCGGGCCTCGCCGTTCAGCGAAGTGATTTTGCTGACGGCTTGCGCCGCGTCGAATACAATTTCTTTGCCGTCATCATGGATATAAACCGGCATACCGTTTTCAACGACAACGTGACCGTTCGCATCAAGCTTCAATTTCATGGTTTTCTCCGGGCCTTCCGGCCTCTGGTTAATGGATCATCCGATCCGTCGCCGTGTCGCATCCGCTTAACGGCAGGCATAAAAAAGGCCACCCGCAGGCAGCCATAGATAAGGGATTTATGTCAGTTGAGCGCTTTAAGTTGCGCCAGGCTTATCCATTCGCCCCGGTCCGTATACATCTCGCTGAGTTGTACCTTTCCGGCGCGGTAAAGTCCTGCCCGTTCGGGGCCGAGAATCTCGTTCTGCCTGTGAGGAGGCTGCCGGGCAAGCCAGTCCAGATAGGTAGTGTCTTCCGGCACCTGACCATCCATGCTGGCGCGGGTGCCCGGCGTCATCTTATCGATTTCGATCCCGAGCTCATGCCACGATTTGGTTATCAACGTCTCCGTGGAGCGGCAGCAGAAGTGAATTCGTCCCGGCCCCTGCAGGTACGGTATCTTGTGGCCGATGGGCTTGTTATCCAGGGTATAGCGCAGGCGATCGCGAATGATGCAGGTATGAGTGGTTTTATTATCCAGGGTGGAGAGCCACTGCTTTCCCTTCAGAATATCGCCGTTGGCATCCGCAAAGCTGGCCCGCGCCGTGGCCGCCAGGTGGTTAACCGCCGTTTTGGTAATGCTGGAAGCATTGGTCCGGCTGACCTGCAGGGCTCCATCCTGAAAACCTTTGTTGGCGTGCCCGCGCACCTTCCGGGCGATCGCCTCGGTCGTATCTCCCAGCAGATATCCCCGCCGAACCGTATTAGTGATACGGCTCATGCGGTCGGCTTCCAGATTGTCGCTCCACTCACTCAACAGGCGCCCCTGAAACGGTTGCGCCATGGCTGCTGCGTATACCATCTCCGGCGCGATGCCCTGCAGCGGGTACCGCTCCTTGACCTGCTGCGGCAGCAATGTGTCAAACAGGCTCAGTTGATAGCCCGTCTGCTGCCCGGCCAGCTGGAGAAGTTCATCGGCCAGGCTGATCTGCATACCCGCAATAGCCTGCTGGTTTAGTTCGCGTACACTGCCAAGCAGGCTTTCAAGACGGCCTACAGTGAAACGGCTGGTAGGGAGGCTGTCCATCGCCACCAGCAGCCGTGCCGTAAGTTCTGCGTCGCTTTCGTTCAGCAGCTTTACCATGCGGTTTGCGACGCCGGTGCTGTAGCGGCTGATCCAGAGGGTATGGGCTATCGCTTCATCGCGCAGCCTGTCATTGACCGTTGCCATTGCCGTTACCTGTAAACGTCGGGTCCTGGTTGTTCAGCTCATCGATGATCTCTTCTGGCTTCGCATCCGGATCAATGATTTTGAGCGACTGCAGCGCGCGTACCGCATCAATACGGCGGATATCGCCGCCCTGGCGCAGTGACTGGACAGCCAGTGCTGCAGGCGCATTGATGGACTGCTCCGACACATCCAGCTCAGTGCGGACGTCAACGTTGCCGCCTTCGCTCAAACCGAGCCATTCGGCCATGATCTGCAGGATATTATCCAGCGCGTCTTCCAGAGAGTTCGCCATGGTGTAGAGGGGCGAGTGCTCCTGCATACGCTCTTCACTGGTCTGCTCAACCGATTTGGTAGATGTGTTTTCCGGGCGAAGCAGTTTGGCGCCGGCCTGGCGCATCTGGTTTTCGAGATCTTCCAGTGAGGTTTTGCCGGCCCCTATAGCTGAGCCGGTATGCTCGACGTATTCCATCCCCTGCTGTTCGCGGTTTTCGAACTGGGTAGCCGACGATGATCCAATCGTCAGCTCCTGTCCGGCCTGCAGCCCGTACACCACCAGCAGCGGTACGCGGGCAACGTGCAGAATGTTGTCCTGCTCGCTCTGGCTCTGCCAGTGCTTGATATTCAGTAGCGCGAGATTCAGCAGCGGCGGCGAGCCTCGCATAAAGCCTGTCCGCTTCGTATAGAGCGTTACCAGAGGGATATCTTTACGTGAAGTGACCCATTCTTCATGGATCTGCCAAGACTCTTCTCCGCCTTCGCTTTTTTTGCGCCGGTAGATCTCAACTTTTCCGGGCAGGATGTGACGAATCTGCTCGACCTTAGTCTGACCGAAGTCGTCACCATCAACGACAACTACCTCTTTTATGCGCAGGTTGGTCAGCACTACCTTTCCACCGATAGTTTTGGACTTCCAGCCAATAACCTGCCGGGGATTGAGCATCGTGACATACGGGCGTGCGCCGCTG